TCTTGTGTATAAGCATTAGGATGCTCAACACGAATTAAGAAATCAGTTTGTTTCATAATTCCGATAAGTAATTTGGTGTTTAAATTTAGAAAGAAGGCTGGCGTAATGTTTTTGGGCTTTTATGTAACCTTCTGGATCGTTTTGAGGATCAACAGCCCACATAATGTCTTCAGCCTTCTCTAGAAGTTCTAAGGGATGCATAGCTTGATAGCTATTATCTTGATTAGCTTTTTCAGTACTAAAGTTTCTGTGGGCTTCTCTATACCATTCGTAAGAAGTAGTTTGAGAAACTCCTAATTCTTGAAGCTCACTTGTTATCGTTTTACGAATATTATTATCTTTATTATTGCCTAATTTGGAATTAGTTAATAAAGCAGTTTCAACATGTTCAATACCTTCTATTTTATCCATTGGCACAATCCTCACAAAAAGAAAGTTTTTGAGTAAGACGAAATGGAAACGCATTACTTTCATCAAAAACACCAGTGGAAGAGATACATTGACCTTTTGGATCGCTTAAAATGGTCTTAGATTTAGAACCGTATAAGCTAAGTCTTGAAATAGTCTTTTTACAGCTATAACAAGTTCTTTCTTTGAGAGATTTTTTTAATTTCATGGAAGAGAGTAGAAAAAAGGACGTAATTACGGGAATTAATTTGTAATTTCCCAAAAAGCAACTGTATTACCGTTCATATCTCTAGAACGGCCTTTATCATCTGGATCGAACTCATTAATATGTTCGATTTTATTGATGATGTTATGCAAGATATTTGAGATCTCACGACCTTCACCGTTATCTTCAAAGCTTGCATTGTCAATGTCAATTTCTAACTTAAATTTCATAATTTAGCCTCTAAATTAGTAATTTTTTCTGCTAGTTTTACAACAAAATCTTTAATAAGATCTATTTGTTGTTGGGTCGTTTCATCGTTATTTTCTATAAGTTCCCTAGCAACTAATAGTGCTTTTTTAGTACTTTTAGCTGTTTCTATTTGATTATTTAAAATCATAACCATAACATCACTTAGTAGATCGGTATCTGCTTCATGTTGTTGAAGTGTTTCGATTACTTTTTGCATATCTCTTTCCATGATTAACACTCCCACTTAAGATTAAAAGTATCAAGAATAATATCTCTTACATGCTCACGATCTAAAGAATCGCCATCACCCCAGTTCATTTCTGGTCTAGAATCATCTAAACAATATTGTCTATATATATAAGTTCCTACTACAATCATTCCTTTAGTTAAGCCTTGTATTGGATACACTGGATCGTCGCTACCGTAAAAAGACCATACATAATCAACGAATTGTATGTCTTCTTTACTGTTTAAATTGATTTTAGGTAATGTCATTATTCATAACTCCTAGATATATATTGTTCTTTTTCCAGTTGATCATATATATATTGTCCATTTTCACTAAGACTCTCATAGCTATGGCATAAGCTAGGTCTAAATCTAAATTTTTCTTCCATACGACATCTTCTAGCGTAATTAGGATCTAAGGCACCTGAATAGAAGTCAGTAAACCAAAGATGGTAGGCTTCATAGATGTCAAAACGGTCAAAGTACATAATTAATTGGAATAAAGGGAACTTTTAGGGTTAATTTCAAATATATATTCAAAACAATCACAAGCTAAAACACCAAAATTTTCAGCATCGTGGCATTTCATAAAGTGACTTTCCATAACTGCATTTTCATCACTAGGAATATTTGCAGAGATTAGAATCAAATCATTTTGCCAATATTCTGTGAAGGCATTTAAAGCTTTTTCTTCTTCAGGTTCTAAACCTGAAGTGTCTGAATTAATTAATGCACTTGCCCAGAAGTCAGGCAAATATAAAGAGTGATATTGGAATTTCATGAAAAAAAGAGAGAATAAGGTGAACTAATTTCTAGAGTTTCATCTAAAAAACATTTAGCTAAATCAGTCCAATATGTTTCTGGGTCGTGACCTAGCTCTTTAATTTCAGAATCCCAGTAAGGGATATGTAATCCAATACCACGAAACCAATTCTCACAAGCATATAAAATGCCATATTTTTTTATCTCCCAACTTTTAGAAGATAAAAAGCTATTTAACGCATAAGCCAGAGATTCTCTCTCTGACCATTGCGTATTAAAATCATCTTCAAGCCTTATGGCATCTAAGATAATTGTCTTTAAGGGAGTCATAATTTGACTCCTAGCTCTTTTAAAGTTGTAGGTTCAAAGCTTTTGTCTCTCTCAATCTTTAAACCAAAAGGCCCATTGATTGTCTTGAGTTCTTCTAAGCTAAAATAACCTAATTCTGGAAAATCACCGTCAACATATCCAAAACATTCTTGTGTCTTTGGATCGTATTCTGTGACGTACCAAGTCCAGTGTGTCCAAGGTGTGAAAAGCTTTAAAAAAGCTTTTGCATTGGAGCCTTTCTTCTCTTGAGCATAGAGTGGGGGCAATTGTTTCTCAATTGCTTTTGTTAAAAGTTTCACTAATTAACCTCTTATGTGTTTCTTCTATATTACCATGATAGAAGAATAAAACAATCCTTTTATGTCACAAATCAAAACTTTTATTAATGACTGTCAGGTTCAAAAGCTTGAACCCTACAAAACACTTCAAGACATACCCCAGAATGTCTGGGATCTAATTCTCAATGATCATCTTAAAAATACTAATAAAGATATATATCAGACTCTTATGTTGACTAGGTTGACTATATACAAAGATGAAAAAGAGGGTTAAACCTCTTTTTCTTTCAGCAATCCTTCAATATAGGACTGTTTTACAATCTTCCATTCTTTAGGATCCCAAGACCATTCCTTATTATAGGTCTGGGTAATATGTTTTTCTGTAGTGGGAGAAGTCGACCCCTTCAAATAGTTTTTGGATCGTACAATTTCGCCATTAGATAACTTCGCTGCTACTGGCGTTACATAGCTATAAAGGATTTCTAAATCGTCAACCTTTAAGATTTGACGATTTGATCCAAGCTGTTTTAATTCTGGTAAGTTCATTGGTAATAAGAAAGTAAATTTTAAAAAGTTAGTCAAGCCCTATATTTTAGGGCTTGTTTATTAGTTCTTGCCTTAAAGCTATTTCAGTTGTTTTTAATTCTAAAATAGTTTTAATTAGGCAATTATAAGCTTTATCATTAATTGAGGTATTAGATAATAAAGCTCTAAAAGTTGAGGCATTGTCTAGGTTGCCAAGTTTTAACCCAACCGTTTTAAGTTGGGTTAATTCTTGATCGTTTAGCATTACTTTTATTTGGTGTTTCCTACCCATAAACAACTTCTTTGAAAGTTGCTATCTGAAGAATTACATCACAAGCCTCTGCATCTAAATGGCAAGCATCATATTTATTATTAATAAAATCCTTTACCATTAAAGCTGCATTGGTTTCTACTGGATAAGTAAAAAGTGTTGCAACTGCTTTTTCAATGTCAAGGCCCGTGATGTTGTGGGTTTCTATTGGTTCGTTATCTTCTGTACTTTCTTCAATAACGATTGAAGTTTTTTCTACTGGTATTTCTTTTTTTAGTTCATATCTAAAATAAGAACACCAATAAAAACAATCAGCAGTTTGTAGAATACTTTCTAAGTTTTCGTGACTTAGAGTAATTTCTTTCTGGATCGTGGCAGTCATGGCAATTTGAAATAAGAATGAATAACCCTAGAGAATTTAATCTCTAGGGTTTTGATTAATTAACGACTCTTTGCTTCTTCTGCTTCTTTCTCTTTGATCTTGTTAGCCACATTGGTTAATGTGGTTTGAAGTTCAGAGATGAAAGCTTTTCTACTCTCAGAGTAACTATAAGAAAGATTACTTACAGTTGAAAGAAAAGCTTTTTGAAGTTCTGAAGTTGAAAGCTCTATCTTGAACTCGTCCCCAGTCTTTGAACAAATAGCGGTAATGCTGTCTGGTCTCCAACTGCAAACCTCGATATTAAGACTGTCTCCAGATGCAAGTTTGATTGTTGTCTCATGCCTTGTTGTCTGTGATGCCATTGGTAATAGAAGAATAAGTGAACTTTTTTTAACCTATGTGAGCATAGTTTTTTGCCATGTAGCTATAGCAACCCCTTGGAGTGATGACATAGTACTAGGCGTAGTATGTCCTCACATTTCAGAGAGTGCTTGGCCCGTTTAATAGGGTTTTGCTATCGCTGGCTTATGCAGTTTTCTAGGTTCTAAGTGATTAGGTTATTAGAAGTACTTAGTACTTCTCTCCCATCCCTTATGTATTAATTATAGCATGTCGGGATAGAAGAGTGAATAGGTATTTATACTCAAACATGGGGGGAGGGTTAGGCATTTTTGCCTATTGTACCCACACCCCCTGAACCTAAATATATATCCGAAACTAAGTTCTACGTGATTATGATAAGTCTTCTTTAGTTTCTACTTTTATAGAGAGTTCAGGTGCTTGAATACTTACATGTTCTACACTTTCGCCAATAACCCGTCCAATTGAATCCAATACTTGAGCAGCAGTTTGCAACTGTCCTTTTCTGATAGCTTTTTCATAAAGTCTGAGTCGAGCAGCTTGTAAACGAGACAACATATTCTCCCTATCTTTTTGCCAGTCTTCTTCATTCCACTGATTAACCTTTCTCCAGTCCACCCAAGCTGTTGGAATAGAGATCCCTTCTTTTGAAGCGTGATCCAACACTAATTGTCTAGCGGGGAGACCTTCAAGTTGTCTCTTATATAGTCGCTGCTGTCTTAATTCCAGAGCAGCTTTAGAACTGCGCCCAGTACCAACTAATTTCCTCTGTTCCTTTCTTTCTGGGACGTTAGCGTTATCAAAATTGTTAATACATGAATCGGTCACGGACTCAACTCAAAAAGGTCATTGATAAAATAATAACCTTTTAAACCACTTTTGTAGTAAAAATAGGGGGTATAAGTACAAAAAAGGGTTAAATTAACAGTTATGAGTGTTAAAACAGCACCAGAAATAAATTTAAGATGGGCACAGGGTCAAGTATTTAACAATGAAAAACGCTTTAGAGTATTAGTAGCAGGTCGAAGATTCGGCAAAAGCTATTTAAGTTGCATCGAACTTCTTCGTGGAGCGATCAATCGTCCAGGTGAAACATTTTTCTATTGTGCGCCTACATATCGGATGGCGAAGGATATTGCGTGGAAGGCGTTAAAGAAATTAGTACCGAAGGTATGGATACAGGCTAAGAATGAGACTGATTTGAGACTGGATTTAGTCAATGGGTCGAGTATCGAACTGAAAGGAACTGAAAATGCAATGGCATTGAGGGGTCGAAGTTTAGCGGGGGTTGTATTAGATGAAGCTGCGTTTATGGATTCGGAGGTATGGTTTGAAGTTATTAGACCTGCATTAGCGGATAAACAGGGGTGGGCATTATTTATTAGTACCCCTGACGGTACTGCTAGTTGGTTTTATGATTTGTGGTGTTATGTAGCGAGCGATCCAACTGAAGAATGGAAACGGTGGTGTTACACCACTATTGAGGGGGGTAACGTACCA